CAAAAAGCGAATCCATATACACTCCTCCGAATCGATGAAGGATTTCATATCTTGCTAAATCTGCAACTTGTGCGAATCTAGATTGTCCTAGTTGTTCTCCGTATTTCAATGCTAATTGCATATAATTCCAAGTCAATGGAAACATTTCAGGTTTCATATCATCGTTTGTCCAGCACTTGTACATAAACCCATTTTTAAGAGCAGTCTTTTCAAGATTCTTCATAAGGTTGTATCGAACAGTATTGGAAGCCAATGGTTTCCCAAACCAGATTTGATGAATGATGTGTGGTATAATCCGCTTTTCTTCAACGTATACTTTTTCGTTAAAGAAATGTTCACGTTCCGAAATCTTTAATTGTCCTCCGTGTTTATTGAACAATTTATTACAAATATTCTGCGTTTTGCTGTAAAATAACAGCGTTTCACGTTTATTTTCTAAATTTGAGTTGGAAAGTTTTGATCTAACATTGAAAAATTTAGCTTGAGGGAAATAGTTTGAAACCATACGATGAACTTTACGATGATGTTCATGTCCGTATTCTCCTAAATCATTATGAGTCAAAACAAGCTTCCATTTATGTTTCGCCAGTTCTTTCAACCCTTTTTCAAATAATGATCCGTCATATAATCTATCTGCTTCTTCTGGATCTTCAGTATATTCGTCTTTTACATCATACATTATATATCGGGTTACATTACACCAAGACATAGTCTTATAGAACTCGATAGATCTTGTTTGATTACTTGCGTTTGTAGAACAAACGACCATCCATCCTGGTTGTGAAAGAAGGTTCATTCCTCCCCAAAGGACTTCATCGTCGGGATGTGCTACAACTAACAATTTATCTACTTCCATTATTTACATCACATATTTGTTGTTTAGTTCGAGTAAGCAAGTCCAGCCATACCAGACATAATTCTTAAAATGTTGTAGTTCACTGCATATACTCGTACATCCCAAGTATCATCGGTTGTGTTTCTTGCGTTCACACTAACACCTCCATCAATGTTCATCACAATCGTAGCAGTATCAATGCGTGAGAAGTTGCAAGTTCCAGATGGTTGATGTTCCTCTGGGCGAAGAGCGAACGAGTAGCAGTAAATACCGGCTTGATGGGCTGGTAATGCTGAAGCAGTTTGAACAGTTGCTCCAAGACCAGTATGGTGTTGGTAAAGCTGAGTTTGGTTGAAGTAATCTCCGTAACGTCTGTCCAAACGGTCCTGTCCATTAATTTGCAACCATTGAGACTCTACTGCTTCTTGGTTATAAGTGAATGGTTGGAGACGAGTTCCGGCAGATTTTGCTGCGATCTTGCAGTTAGTGTACGAAGTTGGTTGAACAACCCACACAAGTTCCTTGACTGGATGATTGAAAGTCAAATCAATACGATTGTTGTAAGAAGAGATTCCCTTATCTTCGTTGAATTGAGTTTGTTCAATCAAATACTCATGTGATTCTTGAGCCATACGTCTACGTTCCTCAGTGTCCAAATAAATGTAATCAATGTAGATTGCAGCTTGGGTTGGTTGAGGAAGTGAAGACGCAGTGGTGAAGTTTCCTGCAATAACTGTAGCATCGTTCCACTGAAGATCAATCTTTACCTCATGGTACTGAAGAGCAATCAAAGGAAGAGCGGCACCAGGATTACGAGTGTAGAAGAAAGTCAAAGGAATGTAGAACACGTTTGGAAGAGATGGTTTTCCAGTTCCAAGATTGCATGCAACTGGGTCTTGAAGAACAATTGTTGTTGCCTTTGATCCCAATGCTGGAGTTGTTGCACTTGCTCCAGAAGTAGGGGCAACAAACAAAGTATCACTGTAGTTTTGTGCAAGAGAAGTTGTATTTGGTCCTCCACCAACCATGTTCCACAACTTCTTAGAAGTCATCAAATCGCTGGTAATAGCGTCCCACAAGTAAAGCCATTCGCCGTACAATCGGTCAATTTGCTGACCACCAATGTTCAACTCAACATACTTAATCAAGTTGTATCCAAGACGACCCTGGTCATTGTTGTATGTACCTGCCGGCAACACAACCTCCAAGTACGTGGAATAAAGTAAATCTGCATGACGTCCTACAACTGCAGAATGTTTAGTTCCCCAGGAAGCTTGTCCGGTGAAGTTAATTCGAAAAGGTTCCATAGCAAAATTTGTATGGCGCTTGAACAAGCCTTTCCAGAAGGTAATTTGAGGATTTCCAGAAAGATATGCATCTTGAGCACCATAAGCAACTAATTGAAGAAGACCACCGCCCATTTGTGTTTATATGTTAGTTATATTCATTTTTTTACTTACGAGAATGACGGCGAGTCTTTCTACGTCCACCTTCAACTCCACCGGCTTCTCCGCCGTGTTTCTTATATGTTTTCTTTGCCTCCATGATGACCTTCTTGAGCCCGTCACCCTTCTTGTAGGTTCCCTTAGACTTCATCGTCTTCATCGTCTTCTTAACGTGAGATAACCAAAGATTTGCCATTTTATATTTACATCTTAGATTTTATGTTAAATGACGACGTTGTAGATTGGAGTTGTTTTCTGCATTGGTTGGAAAGAAACGCTCGGGTCCGGCAGTGTTGGTTTCTTGTACTTCTTCGGTTTCAAAGGACGTAACGGTGCTGGCTTTAATAACAGACTGTTTTCTTGGAACTCTCCAATGTAAATTTCCATCATGGAATCTACGGATCCGTAGTTCATTAAGTTCCACTGGCAACCGTACGTGAACAAAATTTGAGGATTCACATTTACTAAATCATCTCCTATATCTGGAACAACCATGGTAATATGGTTTCGGTTATAATTAATTAGCTCTTCATGGTCGTGTGTTTGAGAAGCTTGAGTGTACGTCAATCTTCTTAGATGAGATGTATTCCAACACATATTCACAAGTTCTTCCATCAATGTTCCTTTCATCGCATCTCCTGAAACAATAATCAGTTTATTTTGGAGATTGCATACTGGTTCTATCGCCAAGTTCTTACGAGTATAACTGTACTCAGAATCTAGCATATGAGACCTACAAGTTGTTTTCAGGATTTCAGCACACGCATTAATCACAGGTGTTTTATCCGTATGGAAGACCAAACTCAAAATAAATGGGTCAGACGATACCGGTGTAACAATTGAACTGAATGCATTGTTTATGATAGAAACACAGCACGCTTCAAATGGAACTGTATTGTAGGCGTAATCCACACCTAATTTTTGATTCTTTAGTCCCACAACTGGTTTATCTTGGTCATCTGAGTAAACATCTAATTCAACCAATCTTGGACCTGCTTTAATGACCAATGGAAGAATAGAATCGGAAACGTAATCGTAAATTTGTGCTCCTGGAAACACAGAATACGAAGAGGACGCGGCATAATAGTCGCATAATCTGTATTTATTTGGACACCCTACTGGGGCCAAGCGAGTAACTTTTTGGTAGGCTGCGAAAGTCGGTTTCGCTTTTGAAAGTGCCTTTGACTCAGAAGGCTCTACTGATTTCCAAATCATATACCCTACATAAACTATGAGTGCTGCGGCAAGTATATAATACAGCCATGGAAATGATGTTCCTGTATCCATTACTTTCTACCAATACGAAATAACATTCCTCTTAATCCCCGAACAACTTCATCTGGAATACGTTTTTCCATTGAAATGCCTAACAAACAACAGTAATGAAAGTATACAGAATACATACCGCATTCTGAATCCTGGTACTGATGTCTTACTTTATTATACGTCGTTTCCATTGGTTTCTTATGAATCCCAGTTGCGTCCCAACTATCTTTCCATCGTTTCATCAATCGCTGTATCTCTTTCTCGGGTTTCTTGGCGTATGAATCAAAATAAGTTATGCGTGGAAATTCAAGTTCTGGACGAATGTCGCAAAACAAGGCGATCCAATGCTGACCTGGACCAGTACTTACATCGGTGTTGAACACAATACCAATTTGAGTATATCCTTTTTTATACAAACTTGCAATATCCAACGAACACAATGAATCAACCAAACAAGTTCCAGTATTAGAGTGTTTATCAAAATCTATCGGGACAGCTCCAACGTAATAATAACTTGAGAATACTTTCATGTACTCTTTCTCTATCTTATCAATGTCTAACGACGAAAGCCATTCATGAGTATTGTTTTTCCAAGAATCGGGTGCTTGGGGCTTTGTGATGAGTGATTGAACGACACACTCATTTGAGTTTTTACAAATATCGTGAAGACGTTTGCGTATATTCGCCCACACAGTTTTCATACTCCCTTTTGGAATCGGCGATTCTTGTGGGTGTTCTGAATTATAAACATTTCTTAAGTTTTCAACTTCTTCTTCATCGAAGTACATCCTTATCTTTAAAACGGATTATGTTCTACTATAAATGTTTATGGTATAGTCATGGAAGAATCAATTCAAGATTTGAAACGATGTATCAAGCAATACAAGTCTGTAGATGATGATATTCGTATAATGAACGGTATGCTTTATGAAAAACGAGAATCTCGTAAAATTATTGAAATGGAAATGGCGGATATTATAAAAC